CGATATGGTCGGCCGTTTATGAGTCGGTTGATGAAGGGTGTAGACAATGATCATCTGATGGTATTTAATGACTTGAAAAATAAAAGGAAAGAGTACTTTTAGAGAGGTGGGGCACCTTGTTATTGAATCTTTACTTCGTCTACAACGGACACTGCAAGTTTTTTCTTGGAAGTTTTAACAATGTGGATGAACTTATCGAACGGATGAAAGACCATCAATGGGCTTTCTCAGGTATCACCAGACCAAAATTCAAGAAACACATCGGAAAAGACGATGTACGTTTTGATTATGGTGCTGCAGATTGCTATTACTTAGCGACAAAATCAACGTGCCGCGAACCACGTTAAAAGCGAGCTAGAATATGCGTCAGACTTGGACGAATGACGTATAAAGAATTTGCCAGCTCTTGTGTCTTTGAGCCATGAGGGGCAAGAGCTGGATTTTTAGTAATCAGGTTAAACCATGAAATACAGTAAACAAACAATGATTGACGGATTGAAACATTCAATCGAGAAAACGGAGAAGGAAATTGAAATTGCAGTTAAAGGAGTTGGAAGATGAATAAGCAGGAATTGATTAATGAGTTTAGAGAAATCGGGATTTACAGTTTGAACATTTTTGGCACGGAAATCAAAGGTATTCCGACCGAAAGTGCAATTTGTTTGATTGAACAACTAGACGAGCCAGAAAAAGTCAAAGTTCCGCAGTGTGTGGCGGATTGGATTGAGGTTTGTAAAGAGCATTTAACAACTAGTCTATATACTGCTATGAATCCAAACTTTATGAAAGAAAACAACCAAAGTTTTGATTTAATATTATGGATTAAAAAGACGAGCAATCAAGAAATATTCGCTAGAGCTTGGATTTTCGGCTACGAGGTCGAGAAAGAGAAGCGGTACTTTGTGAAGTTTAAAGGGTTTAACCCTAGTTATATTATTTTGAAATATCATCCATATGATAAGACTTGGTTTTTGGGTAGAGAACAAGAATACAATTTTTTTAGACAACACCACACCCGCAAAGAACTAGAGGAAGCTGGGTTCGGCTGGGTGTTCGATTGTGAGGGGATTGAAGTCGAGGAGGTGGAATGATGAGTTATGAGTGTTCGAATTGTGGCAAAGAAATCGAAGATGAGTTTCTTGTAGTACAAGAGAATCATGTTATTCTTGCATTATTTAACGATGTTGAAAATTGTTTCTGTAATCAGCGATGTGTCAATGATTTTTTGATGATTGAATCTAAATACTTATCAAATGGAGACATACCATACGATGAAGAAGAGGTGGAGTGATGAACGAGCAGTTTGTTTTAGAATTAAATAAATTGTTGAATTGTTTCCCTGAATCATATATAAATCGCAACCTCGAAGTAATTCTCATTCCTAAAACCAACACATACTTTTCTCTCGTAGGTTGCGGCACAAAGAGAGATATAGTCGCAAAAGTTTTAATGTGGTGTACTAGGGATATAGCCAAAGCCAGACCCTATCACCAACAAAAGCGAAATATCGACTTTTATGTAGATAATTGCACACGTTTGAAAAAATATTTAGGTTCAAATATTAATGTAGATGTGGTTTATCATCGCCTAGGAAATGGAATCAACAAAGAACTCACACACAGATTTATTGAGAGCGGTTTTGATATGAACTTACTTTATAGAGAAATTAAGAGCGAGGAGGTAGAGTGATGTCATGTAGTGAAAGTTTGAAAAAAGAAAAAGAATTGACTGCTGCTATTTTAAATTTCAAGATAGAAGTCTTACAAAATGATGATAAATTGAGCAGTCAATCATTAAGCAACATCAAAAGGAAAGCAAGGGATCTATATGAATGCCTAGTATGGTTGCAGTATGCTGCGGAGGAGTCGGATAGATGAGTTATGATTTGGAAATCTTAGGAAAAATAGAAAGCGGAGATTATATTTGCATAGATGAACCTGAAAATAGTTCTCCAACTTACAATCTTGGGGAAATGTTTAGGGTTGCTATGGATTGGGATTTCAAACAAGGTACTATCTACAATGTTGCTCAGATTTTTGAAAATATTCAACATGGCATCTCAGAATTGGAACAGCACCCTGAAAAGTATGTGCAGTATGAACCTGAGAACAAATGGGGGACTGTCAGCAGTGCGTTAGAAGATTTAAGATCATTGAGAGATTGTATTTTAGGACAAGATATCGATACAAAATACTTATATGTAAGGTGGTAATATGAAACGACCAAACAGATATCCGTACACACGAAGTCAATGGGTTGAAGAAACCGCTGATTATTATACATATGCAGACGGTATTTATTTTACAAGTCATGTTTTAAAAAATAGACTCACTAGAGAAATTAAGAGCAAGGAGATGAAATAGTGATTATCAAGAATTACAAATATGATTATTCAAGTGGCAGAATCTACTACACAATTGATGTTGATGGCTATGAACAAGTTATGGAACATACAAAGACAGAGCACGGAAGTGTACAAAGAGATGATATTGATGATTTCTTGGGTACGGTCGAGGAATACGACTTTCAAGAAGCTGAGATGATTGAAGCATTCGTTGATTTTCAAAATGATTTGCTCTTGTATGGAATTGGTTTTGAATTGAGAAATGAGGTGGAGTGATGGTACAAACACTTGAACAAGCTACAAAAACTGAAAGCAAACGCATAAAAATCCCTGCGAAAATCAGACCGTTCGATGTAGGTTATCGAGTAGTAAACAAACACGGTCAACCGCTTGCCTTAAGAAATGGAGCAAGTATATTCGACTTACCTTTTCTAGCGGAAAAAGCTATAAAGAAAGAATTTGGGAAAAACGATCCAGATTTTGATATTGAAAAGCATTCTGTTGAAGAGGTTGCTATTATCAATTTAAGTAAACTTCATAGCTACTTTGAGGAGGTCACAGATTGAAACGAAAAAGCATATCTAAAGCCACTAGACAAAAAGTTTTAGATAAGTATGGTGGTCACTGTGCTTATTGTGGCAAGGAATTGGATTTAAAAACTTTGAGAGTGGATCATTTGCATCCTCACTATCGAGGCGGAGAGGATAGTTTTGAAAACTATATGCCTGCTTG